GTTGTGTTACTGAAATGAAAAACGGTGCATCAACTGCTGCTCATGAAGATGATGATAGAGCTCATTTATTTATGACTAAAGATAGTCTAGATTCAATTGCTAATTCTAAAAAATTTAGAACTATAAGAAAAGAGATGATGGAAGGTAAAACACCTTCTGTGTGTCAAAAGTGTTATAAGTATGAGCAAGGAGGAGTAGAATCTAAAAGAATAGAATCTAATAAACTATTCGAAAAATATATAGATGAATGTTTTCCTAATACTAACCCAGACGGTAGTTTAAAAAAGGTAAAATACAATTACGTAGAATTAAGATTAGGTACTGTTTGTAATTTAAAATGTACTACTTGTAATCCTTTTTCATCTAATAGATGGCATCAAGATATAAAATTCTATAAAGGTACTGAATTTGAAAAAGATTATTTTAAAAATGAAATAAAAACCGAATGGTTCAGAGATTATAACTTTTATGATGAACTTTACTCTAAATGTGAAGATCTACAAGAAATATGGATTAATGGAGGTGAACCAACTTTAATTAAAGAACATGGTTACTTTTTACAGAAATTTATTGATGATGGGTCTTGTAAGAATATAGACTTACACTACAGCATTAACTGTACTCAAATGCCTGATCATTTTATTGAAATGTGGAAAAAGTTTAGAAGAGTACGTTTACAGTTATCTATAGATGATTTGAGAGAAAGAAACTATTATGTAAGATTTCCTTCTGATTGGGATACTATTATGAAATCATATTACAAGATTTTAAAGTATAGAGATGTATTTAAATTAGAAGTTTGTCAAACAGTAAGTGCACTTAATGTATTTAATATAGATAATTTTAAAAAATGGACTTTAGATGATGATATGGTAGTTTCTCACAACTATGTTCACTACCCAGATCACTTACATGTTAGTTTAATACCAGAAGAAATGAAATACCGTATATTAGATAATATTCAATATATGAGAGAGGATGAGGTACAGAGGTTAAAAATAGAGCTGTTTAGAGAACATACTGAAAAAGATATAAAAAGGTTTCATAGTTTCATAAGACTTAATGATAGAGGTAGAAAAGTGAAAATATATGACTACTTACCAGAATTCCAAGGAGTTATTTATGACTATAAATGTAAATACCCTTGGGTACATTTATCTAACACTCCTAGCGGTACTGTAAAACCATGTTGCCATTATTCTGAAAATATAACAGATGATAACGGAAAACCTTTCTATATACAAAAAGATAATATAAGTAAGATTTTCACCAGTAACTACATGAAAAATCTTAGAAATTCGTTCAGGAAAGGAGAAAAACCAGAACAGTGTACTTCATGTTGGAATAATGAAGACTTAGGGTTAGAGAGTAAAAGACAAGCATACAATAGGACATTTACTAGTAGACCTTCTCCTATATGGACAACTTCTATGAAGACAGATTTTGCTGATGAACCACTCTACCCTCAAGAATATCAATTAACATTAAATAATTCTTGTAACTTAAAATGTAGAATGTGTCACCCAGGAGCTAGTTCTTCTTGGGTTAAAGAATCTAGCCAATACACACAAGAAGAAAAAAGTATTGTTGAAAGAGGGTTTGACGTAAAGTTTAAACATAAACAACCAAGCAGTCCGGGTAGCTTATTTATGGAAAATATTGAAGAATGGGCACCTTATGTAAGATCTTTAGAAGCGTTAGGTGGTGAGCCTTTATATAGTAATGCCTGGTATAAGTTAATTGACTTTTTAATAGAGCACGACTATGCTAAAAATATCTCTTTATCAATAGTGACTAACGGAACTTTTTACAATGATAATTTTATTAAAAAAGTTATAAAAAACTTTAGGTCTTTTATTATTAGTTTAAGTATAGACGGAATGGATAGAGTTTTTGAATATCTAAGATCTAATGCAGAATGGGAATCAGTAAAACAAAACATATTATCCTTCCAGCAATTAGCTTTGGATAAAGCATATAAAAATTTTAGCATAAACTATACTTATACAGTATCTTGGTTTAATGTTCTTCAAATGGAAGAGTTCATCGAATTTTCTAACACTAAAAACACAGGAGGTACTATATGGTTTAACAAAGTAGACTATCCAAAATGGATGTCTTTACCTGCAGCACCAGCCAGTATTAAACCTAAACTAATAAAAGCATTACAGAAATTAATAGATGAAAAACATGGTAGAGGTGTCTATAGATTTGAAGCTGAAGGGCTATTAAATTTCTTAAACACAGAAATTCCAACAGAAGATTCTTATAAAAAGTACGGTAAAGAAATATTAGTGTTAGATAAACACAGAGATATCAAAACTGTTGATATAGTAGAACATATAGACAAAGAAAGTTTGGAAAATTTTAAAAAGACATTTAATTTATAATGGATTTAAAAAACTACATATGTACAAATCCTTTTAATTATACGGAACTAACCGTTAATAGTCAACATATGTGTTGTAATGAATGGATGTCTCTTGATATTAAAACCAAAGGTAGTTTACATGATAATTGGAATAGTGATAAAGCTAAATCTGCCAGACAATCGATGCTAGACGGATCTTTTAAGTACTGTTCAACTGATAAATGTCCTCATTTAAACGATGTAGTACACAATGACAGACCATCTGGACCAGTAAAGTTAAAGACTAATGAATTAGTAGAAGAATTAACTAAACAAAAGCTACCTAATTCTATGAAGGTAGTATTTGATAGTGCATGTAATTTAGCATGTCCGTCTTGTAGAACTAATTTCATAAGAAACGAAGATTATATAACTAATAAATCCAGACAAATTTTAGCAGATGTCGAAAAATCATACGGTAACTCCTTAGAGTTTATATCAATGTCTGGATATGGTGATCCATTTTATAGTGAAGCTTTATTTGAATGGTTAGTAAACTTTGATAGTATTAAATACCCTAATATGAATAACATACACATACATACAAACGGTATGTTATGGAACGAACTTAATTGGAATAAAATTAAATTAGCCCAACCCTACATAAAATCAGCAGAAATATCAATTGATGCTTCAAATGCTGAAACTTATCATAAAGTTAGAAAAGGAGGAAAGTGGGATCTTTTAATAAAAAATCTTAAATTTATAGACACACTAACTCAAGTTAAAAATATAATTTTGTCATTCGTTATTCAAAAAGATAATTACAAAGAAATCGTCCCTTTTTATAATTTAATGAATAGCATTTTTAAAAATGAAAGAAATATTACGATACAGTATTACAAAATACTAAACTGGGGGGTACTATCGGAAAAGGATTTCAAAGATAAAGCAATTTGGGATAAAGATCATCCTAACCACAGAGAATTAATAGAAGAAATAAAAATACTAGACTCATTTAAAGATGAGAAAGTAGTACATAGTTTACATGGCATTTAATAAAAAAATATTAGAAGAATCTAAAACTTTTTGTTTAGCACCTTGGCTGTCTATACATACATGGCCTGATGGTAAAACATTCCCTTGTTGTATATGGAATTCTAATGAACCTGTAGGTAATATAAATGATGAATCTTTAAAAGATATTTGGAATAACGATACAATGAGACGTACTAGAATAGGTATGTTAAATGAGGAAAAAATTAGTTCGTGTAGAAGATGTTACCATCTAGAAGAAACTGGAGATAAATCTTATAGACAGAGAATAAATAAAGAACACTGGGATAAAATAGATTATATAGACGGTACTGACAGTGACGGTAACCTCAGAATAATGAATTTACACTTATGGGATATACGTATTTCTAATTTTTGTAATTTTAAATGTAGGAGCTGTGGTTTAGGTTTGAGCTCTTCCTGGTACTCTGATTCTAAAGCATTAGGACAAAACCCAGAAAAAGCTTTAATAAACATAAACGATAAGGCATCTTTTATGGATATGTTAGAACCGCATTATGACTGTGTAGATGAAATATATTTTGCAGGTGGAGAACCATTAATGATGCCAGAACATTATCAAATATTAGATAAACTTTTAGAGTTAGGTAGAACAGATGTAAATATAAGGTACTCTACTAATTTTTCAAACATGTCATTTAAAGGTAAGCATATCTTTGAATACTGGAAAAAATTTCCTAACTTAGAGTTATATGTTAGTATAGATGGAGTAGGTAAAGTAGGTGAATATGTAAGGAAAGGATATGATGATAAACTTTTTAATCAAAATGTTATTGATTATAAAAATTCAAAAGTAAAACACACAGACTATGCTTATGCTATTACGTATGGTGTTTTAAACTACTTACATCTATTTGATATGATATTAGATTTTATAGAAAGAGATTTTATAGATAAAGAGGCATTTATTGGAGCTAGAACGTTATTTTTTAGTCCTATAGACTACCCAACATATTATGATTCAGTGTTTCTCCCAGATAGGTATAAAGATCAATTCAAAGAAAGGTTAGACAATTTTGATGTAGAACTCAACAGTACTGGAGTTAGTAAATATGTACTAGATGATATTATGGATAAATTAAACACAGTTTATAAAAGAAGTATTAGTAAAGACTTTAACTATGAAGAAATGGCTAAATGTAAAGAAGTAACAGATAAGTTAGATGAGATTAGAAAAGAAAAATTCTCAGATGTCTTTACTTATTATGTAAACTCAGATGATTTAACAACTAATCTGACTACTATAGTATAATGAATAAGATCACAGAAGACTTTATAGAACAAAATAATAGGTTTGAAATGTCAGGCACATCTTCTAAAGAATATACTGATACTCTTACTAATAATTTAATTGATACAAAAGGTATAGCAAATTCTACTGCTAAGGTTGTAAAAAGGAAGTCTAAAGACAGTCTAACATACCCTGGTAAAATAGTGTATGAAGCAAACTACTCTTTTGATAGTTATGGATTAAGAACAACACCTCTAAACCATATACCTAACAGAAAACCATCTATATTTTTTGGGGATGCTCAAACATTTGGAGAAGGATTAAATGACAACCAGACTCTTCCTTACTTCTTTCAAACTAACTCTGAAAAGTTTAATTCTTTTAATTACGGCTTCCCAGGTCATGGACCTACTAATATGTTAGGATGGTTAAGAACATTTGAATTTCAATCTAAATTTAGAAATGTAGAAGGTGAGATATTTTATATTTTTAGAGATAACGCTATTAGAAGAGTTAACTCTCTAGAAGAATCGATTACCCCAGATAAATTTACTGATAAAGATTTTGATAATACTATTGAAGTTTTAGAAAACTGTAATAAGATTATAAAAAATATTTCTAGTAATCTTAACTTTACTATAGTTATATTACCGTTAAGTTTCAGCTCGAGACAACTTACAGATTTAATTTTAGAAAAAGGATTAAATGTTATAAATTTATATAATATAGATTTAAGCTACCTAACAGATAATAAGTCTAGATATTTAGACGGTATACATACAGCACAGAGTAACAACATTATATCTAAATATTTAATTAGTTATTATAAGACTGGATATTGCCCGTCATATTTTTTTGATAATTTTTCTACGGAGGATTATTCGATAATGATGGACAGAGTAGCTTTAGAATCTTTTTTTATGTCTTACTTTATAGATTACCCAGTAGATGATGCAGGGGTAGTTATTTCTTACATTTTAAAAAAATACAAAGGTATATATAATGATGAAAAAATATTAAATTTATCTCAAAAGAGCTTTGAAAAAAAGATGATATTATTCGATAGTTTATATAGAGAAAAAGTTATACCTAAAAATACATACGATTTGTTTATATCTAATAATTTAAAAGTTAATAAAGAAAAATTGTATAATAATAAATTTTTTAAAAAACTATCTCAAGAGTATAAAAATTACTTTATTAAAATTTATATAGACCTTTATGAACAGACACAACGATTACAATCTTCCAGAACAGTTTGATAATCCAAAAAAAATTCTTAACTTAAATATAATATACTACGAAAATACAAGATGAGTGCAATAAAATTAACAGAACAAGAATTAAAAGCAATAGAAGATATTAAACTTCGTAAAAAAGCTATAAAAGAAGAAATAGCTGATATTGGTTTATCTAAGATTAACCTTAAGATTAGAAAGGAAAAGTTAGAAGAATTTTATACAAAAACTCTATCTAATGAAACACAAATTGCAAAAGGATTAGAAGAAAAATACGGAAAAGGATCCGTTAATGTACAATCAGGTACTTTTACTCCTATACCTTAACTTTTCACTAAACAACACTCTATTTATATATGTAGACGAACACCACAATACATAAAGTGGTTTCGATTATTTACATATATTTATATAAGACAATATTATAAACTTTACCGAAAATGGCAGAATCAATAGTCTCACCAGGTGTATTTCAAAGAGAAAATGACATCTCTTTCATCGCCCCAGCACCTTTAGAAGCAGGAGCAGCAATTATAGGACCTACTGTAAAAGGACCAGTAGAAGTACCTACAACTGTTACCTCATATAGCGAATACGTTAGAAAATTTGGGGACACTTTTGAAACAGGATCAGAAAAATCTGAATTCTTAACTTCTTTAGCAGTAAAATCGTACTTCCAGCAAGGAGGGGATACTTGTTTAATTACAAGAGTTGTAACAGGATCATTTGCTGCAGCAACAGACGATGGAATTACAGCAACAGATGCAGGAGCAGCACCTTTCACTATAGAAACATTAGGAAAGGGTGTTATCATGAATAACTCAGGAGCTTACAACAGTGATAGCTCTTTAGTAGAAGGAAATTCAGATAATGTTAGATGGGAAATTTCAAACATTAGCAATGCTAAAGGAACATTTACACTTTCGGTAAGAAGAGGTGATGATAATCACAAAAACAAAATAGTCCTTGAGTCATTTAATAACTTAACGTTAGATCCTAATGCAGATAACTATATAGAAAAAGTTATCGGTAACCAAACTACTTCAAAAGGTTCAGACGGAACAACAAAATATGTTTCTGTAACTGGAGATTATGTTAATAATTCTAATTATATTAGAGTAGCATCAGTCTCAAGACAGACACTTAACTATATTGGTAATAACGGATTAATTAGAGTAGGAAGTGCATCAGGTTCTCTACCAACAGCACATTCTGGATCTTTTAAATCAGCAACAGGAGCAAATGTAGTAACAGGAATAGCTAACAATTACTTTGGCAGTATTAATACTAGAACACAAGGTCTAACAACAGGATGTTATACAGATGCAATTGCAATCTTAGAAAACACAGACGCTTACTTATTCAATGTAATTTCAGCACCAGGTCTAGTTTATGATAAACATACTACACCAATTGATAGCATTATATCTTTAACTGAAACAAGAGGAGATTGTATAGCAGTGATAGATTTATATTCTTACGGGGCAACAATTTCTAATGTAACAGGTAAGGCGGACTTATTAAACAGCTCATATGCAGCAACTTACTGGCCTTGGTTACAAACAGCATCAGCTACAGGTAAAAATGTTTGGGCACCAGCTTCAACATTTATTCCAGGAGTATATGCATTCACAGATGGAGCAGCAGCACCATGGTTTGCACCAGCAGGTTTAACTAGAGGTGGTGTACCAGGAGTAATTCAAGCAGAAAGAAAGTTAACTAGAAACGATAGAGATACTCTATACGAAAGCAAAGTTAACCCAATTGCTACATTCCCAGGTACAGGTATTGCAATCTTTGGACAAAAGACATTACAGACTAAAGCAAGTGCTTTAGATAGAGTAAACGTAAGAAGACTACTAATTGATCTTAAGAAGTTTATTGGAGATCAAGCTTCAACATTAGTATTCGAACAAAATACGATTACAACAAGAAACAAATTCTTATCAGCAGTTAACCCATACCTAGATTCAGTAACACAAAGACAAGGTCTTTACACTTACAGAGTAGTAATGGATGACAGTAATAACACGGCGGATGTTATAGATAGAAACCAATTAGTAGGTCAGATCTATATTCAGCCAGCTAAGACAGCAGAATTTATAGTATTAGACTTCGTAGTAGAACCAACAGGAGCGACTTTCGGAGCATAATTAGAAACACAGATATTTATAATAAAGTAATATAACATGGCAGTATTAGATCCAAATGAAATAATGTTTAGAGCTTTCGAGCCGAAAGTTCAGAATAGGTTTGTCCTTTACGTAGATGGTATTCCATCATTCTTAGTAAAGAACGTATCAGCACCAGAATTCACAGATGAGGTGATTAAATTAGACCACATCAACTCTTATAGAAAAATTAGAGGAAAAAGAGA